TAATGTTATAGCCCAGGTGACGGGTGACACCCCAACTATAAATACCCGTCTCCTCCTCACCATGATTTCCAATCATGTCCGATACCCCCGCCCAAATTCCGTTAACTCCGCCCCAATCCCCTAAGTCCGATCATGGCGTACGCCCGACGCAAGTCCACCTCGTATCGGGCAAGAAAGCCAATAAGGCGTTCCGTTCGGCGCTCTCGCTCCACCGTGAAAACGCGTCGCTACAAGAGGATATACCGCAGACCCATGACGAAAAGGAGAATCCTGAATGCAACGTCAAGGAAGAAGCGTGACACCATGCTGGCGGCCTCGAACACCAATTCTGCAGGGTCACCTCTGCCTAACACCGGTACACGTGCCATCGTCTACGGAGGCACTTCCCCCCCAACTGGTTCTTCTTACAATGGAGGTTTTTTTCTCTGGTGTGCTACTGCCCGGGATCTTACCATCAACTCTGGACCCGCAGGTGCAGTTGCGCAGGAGGCTACCCGTACTGCCACTACCTGCTACATGCGTGGTTTGTCCGAAAAACTCCGTGTCCAAACGAACTCCCCTGCCCCCTGGTTTTGGCGTCGCATCTGTTTTACTATCCAAGCCGCTTTCGGTGTAGCTGCTCCTGGCGATTCTCCAACCAACACATACTCCGATTATCTCGAAAACTCCAATGGTTTCACTCGATTGTGGCTGAACCAGAACATCAATAGCCAAGGCAACACTACCGCTGGCATTACCAATATTGTGTTTAAAGGCGCCGTTGGTCGTGATTGGCGTGACCTCATTAGTGCGCCAGTCGATACGCGCCGTGTCAATCTGAAGTACGATAAGACCCGCGTCTTTCGGTCAGGCAACCAGTCCGGCATTGTTCGGGAGCTCAAACTGTGGCACCCAATGAACAGGAACCTAGTCTACGATGACGACGAAGTCGCAGATGTGGAGAATACTAGTGTCTATTCCGTAGTGGATAAGCGAGGGATGGGTAACTATTACGTACTGGATATTATTCAGCCCGGCGAGGCTTCAAGTGCGTCCGACCTATTGTTGATTGATTCTACGTCTAGCCTATACTGGCACGAAAAATAGGCTCCAGTAGTTCCACGAAAATACAGTTGTCCTCCAACCATGCAATGTCGTTCTCTACCAACTCAATCTGCCCTCGTGAAGACCTATCAGAAAGTCCAGATTTGATCTGATCGCGAGGATCTGCATTAGATAACCAGATGCAAGGCCTCCCCCAGGGAACTTGTACAGGATCCCTGTACAGTTTCTTGACGGACACAACAGCCTGAGCCCCGAGCCACTCTTTGAAGCTTGGGAACATTCCGATTCCCCCCCGCATGTCATCAAACACCGCATAATTTACCTCCCGGCATGTCCCGCAACAGAACATGTCCCGACAGGATTCCCATTGTATACACGTGTGGGCCCAGGCTTCTGGCCCACAACGTCTTGCCCAATCGCGAGGCTCCAAAATAGCACAAGACTTTTCTTTCTTCCTGCTTAGTCAGCAACTTTCCTTAGATATAGTTGAGAAAAAAAAAGCGACCTCGAGAGCACGGGGCGGGGACCCCCGAGCGCAGCGAGAATGACCTGCGGAGCAGGTTGGGGGTGCCCCGTGCGCGACGGTCAAGACATACCTAATTCGCTATCATCCGCAAGAGTGTCTCCTCTCCATCTAACCAACTCAGGTACCATTCCAAGCTCAAATTCGACCCCAGAGGGACCCACATAGGGTTCTGGCTTTGACTCATAGGCATGGTCGGCGTATCGGCAAAGCTCGGACCACCTTGTGACAAGTGTTTTCGGATCCAACTCTCGAAGCAAGTCAAAAAACTCTTCTCGACTTTCTGCGCTGACAATTGTGCGCCACTTATCCGCAAGTGAAGGAAGTCCACCTCCGCCCGGCCTCGCCAACCCCCCTGCAACAACGTCTCCATCTTTGATCGCATAGTCGTAACCGCATTCCGGACGACCTCTAGATGGTGTAATGTTTGGGTGGTGGCCTCCGACATCAAAAAAATCGGATCGTCGTGATTGTTTCTTTCTTCCAAAATCGACGAAAACATGGAGATGAGTACCTCCATCAGCGTGATCCTCTCGTCCAATGATACACTCCGCCCCAAGGCTTGAGATATGGTCCAAAATGTCCCATTCAGACAGGTCGCCAGACTGAGCGTAGGTGAGGAGGACATAGCGTGCAGAGAAAATGAAGTGCGTCATGTGATGTAACCCGTAGGAACCTGGGCAAAC